AGTTAAAAGAACAGATTTATTTTCTAAGGTTGACTTTAACTTTAATAAAATTGAGGCTTGGAGATGGTTAAAAGAGGTCATACCACAATACAAACCTGATATAAAGTTAAACTATAGGTAAACGGATCAATCTACGACCCTCTCTGTTTTGGAAATATGTATATTATTTAATGCTTTAAACAGGCATTAAATTTTCTTAAAAAAGCTCCCTTTCTTTGGACAATTCACCTGCAATTTCCATTATAGATTTATTTTGAGGTGATCGTGGTTGTTGTTCAACCAATTCCGGTTCAACCTTTTTTTCTTCATTATATTGTATAGATTCTATGTATAAATTAAACCAGTTAAAAGCGTTCTCTCCGGAGTATAGAGAAACTTTATCTTGTGCAAGAACTACCATTGCTGGAACAACAGTAATTTTTTTAGATATAATATTTTTCATTATAGTATTATCAATATTAATATATTTTATGGTTAAAATTGAGTTTAAATTTGAATTTTTCAAATATTGCAAAAGCGCCTTACAATTTCCCGAATAATTACTATAAAAAACTGTTATGATAGGGTTATCCATATATTTATTAAATAATAAATGATATGCCACTTAATGAAACAGATTCTCACTCATCAGAAGATAAAAAAATTAAACAGTATGATAAGGTTAGTCAAACTTTAAATATGAGAGATTTAGGATTATTTCCAAAGGAGTTAACAAATGAAACAATAAAAACCAAGGAGGAGAAGTTCAAAAGCGACATCTTAAAAAATTTGCTTTATATTTCACATCCATCTATTTCAAATTTAAAATGCTCCATAAATCTTAGATACTTTTTAATTTCAATTTTAGAAGAAACAGACCTTGAAAAAATTAAAAATAAAAAAATTCTTTATGATATGTTTGATACCATTATTAATAAAATTTTAACATTAGCTTATTTTAACCACGAACAAATTCATAAAAATTATAAAAAATTTATAATAACATTTGAGAATGTTGCAGCCATAAAACTTTTAAATATAATATTTAAAGGTAAAGAAAACCATGCTTTGTATCAATTATATACAAAATGGATTAATGGTTCTGAATGGATGCTAAAATATTAATTTTTAAAGGACAAATGTTTCTTTAAAAAAATATCTTGCAGAAAAATGAAAATTTTATTTAAAAAAAATACTTAATAAATATACTAAGAATGGCTCTTATTATGGAAATTATGAAAACTATAGCTCACCCAATCGGGCAACTTGCTTTATGGTTGGAAGAGACCTATCAGGTTGATACAATTGAAACTATTGAAAAATGGCACGAGTTGACTGGTATGAACATTACGGTTAATACAAAAGAAGTGTCTTGCGAAACGGTAAAATCAATCAATGTACCATCAACATCTTCGAGTTCTGGAAAAGTTAAAAAAATTCCAAAAATTAAGGATAAAGAAACCTGCCAACATGTATTTTTAACTGGTGCAAAAGCTGGTGATAGATGCTCAACTAAACCTAAAGGAGGCGCTATTTTTTGTAGTGCTCATCGTCCTAAAGATAGTGTCAAATCTTCCAAAACAAAAAAATCAGAAAAGGTTGAAATAGACCCTAATTTTGCAAGTGATAGTGACGATCAAAAACCTGACGAAGAAAAGGTTGAAGTAAAACCTAAAAAATCAAGTAAAAAGAAGCCTGTTGACAATCTTGATAGTGACGATCAAAAACCTGACGAAGAAAAGGTTGAAGTAAAACCTAAAAAATCAAGTAAAAATAAGCTTGTTGACAATCTTGATAGTGATAACTCTGAACTTGATACACCCAATAAACCTTTGTTAACAAAAAAAAGATCAGTTTCTAAAGCTATTATTCCACCATCAAAACAATATGAAACTGACGAAGAAATCGATAAAGATTTAGATTTAGATGATGAATAATAACCCTATTTTATTTTAAATTTTTTATACCTTAAAAGGTATAAAAAAATATATAAATTAATAATTAAAATAACCTAGTTGTTTAAGCTTCGTATGAAGAAAAGGCCCAATATCGTTTAATTTAATGGTATATGGTACCTCAATTAATGTTATACCATTTTCATAACACATTCTACGTTTCAATTCATCTCTGTATTTTTGGTTGGTTGAAGCTTCAACATTTCTATGAAAAAATGAAGTAAAAGAATAGTGTTGTTTACCATTATATTCAATGCCAAGTTTTAAGGTTGGATTAAAGCAATCAATTTCCAAATTGTTACCAGTTACAGGATTACGTAAAAAGTCTGGTCTAGCCTTTGGAAACGGTAATTGAAATATGGTTTCTAGGTACCTTCTACATTCAATTTCTCCTCGGGAATCGAATTTATTTTCTTCAGGGTCTCTTTGGGGCTTGTACATGTAAATATTTTTAAAACTTAAATTTTTACCCCATTTTCCTTTTTGTCGAGTCAACTTTCTATGAATTAATACAAGAAGTAAAATTCCAAAACATCCAAATATTAAAGCGTATAAGTACCACGAATCATCCAAATTATTTATAAAATTAACCCAACTTTTATGTTTGGACTTAACCTTTTTTTCATTATAATTTTCTTTAAATGGTTTTGATTCTGTTACCATGTTTATTTACTGACTTTTATCCACAAAATTAATTTTGAAATTAATGAATGTTTAAACCATAAAAATATTGAATGCAGAAAATTGATTAAAAACTCCATAAAATATTTAAACTAATAAATATATTCAAAGTATAATGGCTGCCAAAATATCAATGAATAACTATACTTTTGAACAACGCGTTCAAAAACGAATCGAAATTATACCCGATTACGATTCAGATAACAACTATGGATATGAAGAAGAAAATGATTTTTATGATAACTATGAACCATATGAAGAAGAGATTTTTGGAGAAGAAGATTATGAACCTTTTGATCCAGAAGAAGAGGAACATAAATCTTGTATTTTACCAAAAAATAGACGTGTTATTAAACCTTTGGCTGGGATCAATAGTCCTACCAAAAGTATTAATGAATCTCCTTCCCCCAAAAAATCTCCAACATGGTGGGATATAACCAATAAAATTGATGAATCTAATCGTCTAATTAACGGTGTTCTTAATTATGGAGCTTTGCTACCGTCATCTCCTCCAGCTCCTCCAGCTCCTGTTGTTCAACCATCTAAGAAAACTAAAAAAAATAAAAATAAAAATGACGGACATCAACCATCCAAACACAATGAAAAGAAAAAGAAAAATGGTGAAAAACAACCATCAAATGTAAAAAAACAAGAAAAGGTCAAAGAAACCAAAGAACCATCACTTGATAAACCAACACGATTCTGTTTATCTGTAATTAAAAAGGTGAAATGTTTCCATACAAATTGCCGATTTGCACACTCATACAATGACCTTAAAGAATGTAATTTTGGAGAACGATGCAACAAAATTTCAATGGTTAAAACTAACCCAGATGGAACTTTAGAATTTATCAATAAAAATAATGGTATATGCAACTTTAAACATTCAAAAGAATCAAAAAATTCTTATCTTAAAAGAGTACCACAACAATATACTAAAAAATAATTTTCTTTTCCCTCCTTCCTTTCCCTTACATTTTCCTTTCATACCCAATGGGTATTAAAGGATTTATAAAAATGAAAATTAAGCACAAAATAATTTTAAAAATAAAGATGAAACTCACTTTAAAAAATTTTCGCTGTTATACTATACAAACATTTGAGTTTAATGATGATACTATGACTCTTATAAGTGGACCGAGTGGTAGAGGAAAGACCACAATTTTAATAGGCATTCAGTTTGCGTTGTATGGTACCACAAATCATAAATATTTAATATCGCATAATAAAACAAATTGTGAAGTTATTTTAGAATATAAAAATTTTAAGGTTAAACGGACCAAACGACCAAATATTTTGAATGTCGAATTTGATGGAAGAAAATATGAAGATAAAGAAGCACAAATTGTATTAAATAAATATTTTGGCATCGCGAATTCCTCTATATTTTTTCTGGACCTTTCACACTTTGAAAAAATGGAATTTTTAGAGAAAATTGTTAATACTGATTGTGATGTAAAAGAACTTAAACTTCGAATCAAAGACGAAATTTCAAATTTAAATAAAGAAGTAGCCATATTAAATGGTCAAATATCTAATACAGAATCTATGCTTGAAATTATCCAAAAACCCGAAAAAGTTGACAAACCGAATATTTCTATATATTTTAAAGAAGAAGATAACCTTTCTTCTTTAACAAAAAAAGAACTACAAATAAAGTATGATGAAACCATTAAAGACATAAATTATAACAAAATTAAATTGGAAAAATTTAATAGTTTAATGGTTGAAATTGATGTTTTAACAAAAGAAATTGATTCGATGGACTATTTAGATCCTAATTTGCTTTCAATAATTGAAGATAATAAAAAAAAATTAGTAGAATTAAAAGGTAGAGACCGGCTTTATAATATTCTTAAAGAGAAGTTTTTAATAGCTGAAGAAAACAAGAAGGAATTACAAAAATACAATGAATATAAAGAAGAGGATCTCCATAATTTAAAAGAAAAAATAAAAATACTAGACGTTCAAATTAAAAAATGTTTAAGTTTAATGGATGTTCATACCTTTAAAAAATTAGAACTTGAATATAAGGAATTATTGAACCAAGAAAAAACCGAATGGCAACAAAAGATCGACTTGATCCAAAATCAAATCAATAATTTAAATATTGAGAAAGATGGTGATTTACTCTCAATAAAAGAATTGGAACAAATACTTTTTAAATTTGAGGATGTTCAAACCTTTAATAAAAACTATAATTTATTTAAAATTGAGGATGAAATACAATCTTTAAAATCAAAATTTTTTAAAAGTTATATATGCCATAACTGTAATCATAAATTAATTGTAAATATGGATACTTTTGAACAAATTTATGAAGATATTGAAGTTGAAACTTCAAATAAGAAACAAGATATAACAACCTTAAAATCTAAAATACAAAAACAAGAAATTTTAAAAGATAAAATTAAACATAACGAAGAATATATTAAATCTATTAATATTGATAAAATTAAAGAACAAATTGACCATATTAAACATATCACTCAACTAAATATGGATTTAAAAAAATTAGGATTATTTAAACCTTCAACATATTTATTTCAATTGGAAAAAAAAGTTTTAAGTTTAAAGTTATCATTACCATCAACATTAGATTTAAATGAGGAAGAAATTATGGATATAAATACTTTAAAAGATGAAAAACGAGATTTTGTGGTTCAATATAACCATCTTTCTGATAAATTAAAAATAAAGGCTAAACTAGCCAAAAAATCTCAAACTAGCGAACATTATAATTTTGAGGACCATGAAATCATAAAATATCAAATAGAAGAATGCGACGATGCACTCAAACATCAAATAAGTAATGAGCAAAGTTTAAAAAATAAGGTTCGTTTTACTAATAAACTTATTTTATTAAAAAAGGAATTAAACGACCTAAACTTTGACATTTCGGTTGTATCAAAACTAGAAAATTTATTGAACCAAATAAATTTAGGTTTACAATACCATGAAAAATTTGAAAAATATAGAAGTTTTCAATTCCAACTTCATAAATATAAAAAAATTAAAGGTTCTCTACTTACCTTTAAAGAAACAAAGAAAAATATGGAACAAACTTATCTTAAAACATTAATTTTTAAACAAAAGGTTATAGAAGCCGAACATGAATCATTAGAATTTATGATTTCAATTATAAACTCCCATTTATCCATATTATTACAAGACTTTTTTTCAGAAAATTTTGGAGACCCCATTCAAATTTATTTAGAACTTGTTAATGACACACGCCCTCAAGTCAATACAATTATAAATTATAAAGGTAATAGGGTGGATTATAAGTCTTTAAGTACAGGTGAATATGCACGTGTTAAATTAGCGTTTGATTTAACCTTTAAAGAAATATTGGGTGAAAATATTGTAATGTTGGATGAATGTACGGCTAATTTAGACCAAGATTTAAGTACAAAAATTTTTAAAAAAATAAGAGATAGTTTTCCATCTAAAACTATACTCGTTGTTGCGCATCAGGTTGTTATGGGTACATTTGATAACGTTATTTCTTTATAATTTTAGGTCAAATTGAAGGTAATTTAAGTTTAAAAAATTATAAATTATAATCCTTAACATATCCATAAATAAGACTTATAATAAAATGATGGTAAAAATATTATGCATATTTTTGTTGATATGTTTAGTTATATTTATATTTAAAAGTTTACGGCGAAAAAGCAAGTTAAATTTAGCTGATGAATTTTTGGTCTTGAATTACCATAAAAAACCTACTTTATATAAAAAAGTTGTTTTAATAGTTGAAACATGTGATAATTTAAGCGCGTTAATCACCTTAATCAGAAGTATTTTAAATCAAAATATTAAAGTAGATTCCCTCATATTAATTTCGGAAAATTTTAATTTAAAAAAAGTGCCTCTTATCCACAATACATGTATTTTTAATAAAATTGGGGGTATGACATTTTTAATGAAAGAAAGTAGTTGCAATACCATACTTGTGTTTATTTTTAGTGAAGGATTTAAAGCTTTTATTCAACCAAATTTTTTACAAGAATATTTAGAAAATCAAATAGAAATTGATGGTTTAGTTAAGGTAGAAACTGATAAAGTAAAAGTCGATATTAATAAAATTTATGGTTCAACTCAACTTTAAAAAAAATGTTTTATTATTTTCTACTTTTTTTTATTTAATGCTTGATTTAAGCATTAAATAAAAAAATATACTTATTTTATAAGAATAGTTATATATAATAAAGATACCGGTATGGACGACAAGCAAGTAGTTGAATATAAAAATATACCCTCCCAAGAAGAATCACCGCCGCCAGTCAGTGAACTCTTACTTACTTCTATTAAAAATTTTGTTGAGGAATTAACTAATATTACTGAAAATAAAAATTTTAAAGACTATTCTTCTATAGTTAATAGAATTGATATTTCAAAGGTTAAATCATACTATAAACTTATTAACGGGTTTAAGACTTTCTTTGACCACAATACAGACGCTTTAACTCAAAATAATTTTGATGGTTTAATAGACCCTAAAATTACTTATTCTAGCGATAATGGCTCATTTTCCTTTGATTTTTACGATGTCTATCAAGATGCAGAGCAATGCGAACAAGAAATAATTAAAGATCATTTAAACCATATATGGGATTTATTAAGTAATGGTGATAAACACCCCGAAGAAATATATATTGATAAAATTTTTAGTAATTTGAAATCTAGACTTTCCCCAGATATGTCTAGAGATGAACAAATAATTAAAAATGTTAAAGATCTATTTGGAGATTTCCAAAAACAAAATCTTGATGTTTCTAAAGTGATTAAAGCAGCGTGTAAAAGGGCTAGACAAACCTTAAATGAACAAAGTAATTTCGATAACCAATCTAAGGCTTTAGTTCTAATTGATGCCTTTGAAAAAATTGATATTAATAATTTTAATATGATTGATTTTATGGGTTTAGTAAGCCATGCAAGTGCATTATTTTCCGAAGATGAAAGCAACCCTCTTGATTTACTATCAAGTATTTTGTCAACAAATAATTTATTACCCGCCGAAGATCCTAGTTCAGAATAGTCGATAAGACCATAGAACCTTTAATTTTTATTTAAAAATTAAAGGTATAATAAATGACTTTAGAAGACGAATGTAAACAACTAATGTATTATAGAGATAAGATTAAAGAGTATAAACGTTTTGAAGAAGAAATAAGAAATAGGATTATTTCTTACCTTAAAAACCACGAACAAGATGGGGTTATATTCAAACACAATAATAAACATATAACTTTAATGGTTCATTCAACCAATATAAAACGAAATATTAGCCAGAAGGAAAAGGAGAAAAAACTTCAGTCTATTCTTTTAAATGCAGGCGTGTCTAATGTGGACTCGGCTACCCAAGAAATTATTAGTGGGTTGAAACAAATTTCTTTGAGCGATAAACCTAAAAGAGACAAACTAAAGCTTATAACTAAACAAAATATTTAATGGTGATATAAACCATTAAATATTTATAAAAAATTGAAAATATTACTAAAAATTATTGTATAATAAATAGCATTAATGGAGTTCAAAAGTTTAGGTTTTGAAAGGGTTAAGTTGAAAGGCATATTTGAAACTAGATATGTTTCACAATACAAGATCAATTCTATCATTTTGAATAATTTTTTTAATCAAGAAGTCGAACAACCCCATAAATTTTCATTTAATTTAATGTTGATTACAACCGACCTTAAAGTTGTTTTGTTAAAACGTACAAGTTCTTTTTATTATTCAAAGGTGGTTAGAGATCTAAAATCTAACAAAATTAATTTTGCTTTATTAGAGTCATTGTACGCTTCAGAATTAAATAAAATCAAAAAAATATTTTTTGATTTTATGGATGATATATCCATAGATGAAAATAATAAGACAAAAAAGGTATATATTTTTCCTGGGGGTCATTCTATAAAAAACGAAACTATTATATTGACTCTTTTACGGGAACTTCACGAAGAACTTAATATACATATTAATTCTAAATCGTTGGAGTTCAATCAAACCAATATTTTTAATGTTTTAATTTATGATATTATGGTTAAAAAATTCTTTAATAATTTTATTTTTCCGGTAAAGGTTCAAATGTCTAGCGATGTGATTAAAAATAATTTCAAAAAAACAAAACACACAAGTGACCCTATTTTTATTGATATTAGTCACTGTACCACTCTGACGGAAGCATTCATTCTTGTTCAAAAATTTATGATTCTTTAAGCTTAAATCAAGCTTAAAGAATTAACATTTAAAAATTAATAAAATTAAGGTTCAAGCGAAGGTAAAAATTTTTTAAAACTAAAAAGCCACAAAATCTATTGATATATATTGAGTTAATAAATGGTATATATTGTAGTTTGTGGAGTGTTATTGGGTATATTTATACTTAAACTTAAAGAAGAAGTGAGAAGTAGATCATCATCACGAAATGAAGAATCAATTTTAAAAGAAATTTATGATGATTTAGTACATATGTTTTATATAAAAAATCCAGGCAAATTTATTGGACCTTTAGAACCTTTAAATAATTCAAATATTTTAAAAAATTTAGTTATGGTAGAAGATAACGAATCATACACCATCAATAAAAAAATTATTCATTTATGTACAAGAGATCCACAAAATGGTAAGATTTATGATAAAAATATATTAATGTTTGTTGTTCTCCATGAACTAGCTCATGTTATTTGCCCTGACATAGGTCATACAGAAAATTTTTCAAATATTAATAATGCTCTTTTAAACCACGCGATTAGACATGGATTTTATAATCCATCTAAACCTTTTATAAAAAATTATTGTAGTTTATATTAATTTGTAATTTTTATGGATATTAATATCCATAAAAAGACAACTATTTTTTATATTTAGTTCTACCAAAGAAGAGATAATAAATGTCTTCTAATTTTAAATTATATGACCCTGTGGCAGAATTAATCGCTGCCGGTACTGGAGGTAATAGTTTACCTTCTACAGGTGGAACTTTAACTGGAAATTTAAATATGCAAGTCCCATCTAAAGTGGTACAGTGTCAACCACCGACTGATCCATGCGATCTGGCAAACAAACAGTACGTGGATAGTTTGATTGGTGGTGGCCCTTTTCTACCATTGGCTGGAGGTTCTATGAGCGGTGCTATAATTCAACCTATAGCACCAATTGGGGCAAACGATCTAACCAATAAGGCTTATGTAGATGGTGCTATTTTAGCTCTTGGAACAGGTCCATTCTTACCTTTATCTGGTGG